ATTTTTCTTAATATGTCTAATTTCATAATATTAGTATATGTTATAAATATGGTTTTAGAATGCTTTTAAATTATTTGATTGAATATAAAACGCTAGTTCATTAATTAATATTTGATCGCTGGAGCTGAATGATGGGTCTCCTTTAATTAGTATAATACCTTGTGAATTTTTACCAATTGCTTGTCTTCTTTTTAAACTACCTACTGCATTTTGATCTATAGTTTGTACTTCTAAAGTAAATCCATTTACAATATTAGGGGAAGATACTCCTTCTTCATTAGCTTCATTTGATAAATCTATTAATTCTTGAGATAAAGCTTCAGGTTGTACACTAAGTTCAGTAGCACATTCTTGGGTTAACTCATCTAATAATTTTAATAAAATTAATATTGTAGCAACTGCAGCTGTTAATAAAACTAAACCATTTACAATTTGTTTGTTTAATTCAGTATTATCACTTTCTAATTCAGTTAATACCTGTTCTACTTCTTGTAATTTAGCAACTGCGCTATATGGAACTCCTACTCCTATTGGCGCCCCTAAAGGTAGGGGTAAATTTAAAATAATACTTTTATTAGATTTCAATAAAGCAGCAATAGCAGTAAGAGCTGCAGCTATAGCAGTATTTAAGGTAATTTGTTTAAATATTTGATTTAATTGTCTAACAACTCTATTTCTACGTTCAGTATTAGTATTTAAAGTAGAAGCTGAGGGACATACTTTTTGATTTCTTTCACTTAATTTAGTAATGCCAAAAGCTAATAACAATTCTATAGCTAATGGAAGTAATCGGGTTTGAATGACATTAATACTTTTTAGTATTTGTTGTTTTCTAAAAACTAAAACTTTTTCTTTAGGGGCTAAAAGAACTTCTCTTGTAGTTTTATATATAGGATAATATTCACCTAAATATTCAGGTAAAGCATCACTTGCAGCTTGAGCTAAGCTTATTAAAGAAAAAATAGGTAAAACTTCCTTAACTTCCCTTTCTCCTGTTAATAAAGATTGAGGTAGAGGTAAATATGATTCTTTAGTATATAAAACATATGCTTCAACTAATAATTTATTATTAAATGGAAGATAAGGCAAACGGTAATTAATTATAAAAAAACCTTCATTATTAGTATAAATATCTCTTTGTGTAACATTTCCTTCTTCATCTCTAATTCTTTCTCCAGAAATAGGAATTACTCCTCCTGTATTAGGATCTTTAATAGCTATTTGAACTTTAACTCCTTCTATAGGTTGTTTTGTAAATTGGTCAAATACTCTACCTGAAGTAGTGTATGCTCTAAATTTGGGAATAAATTGGCCTAATGTCCCACCTCTTTCTTTTCTTTCTTCTGCTCGCTTTTCTCTTTCTTTTCTTTTTTCTTCTATCCGTTTTTCTCTTTCTTCACGGTTTTTAGCCCTTTCGTCTTGGCGAGCTGTTTTTCTTTCTTCTCGAGATAAAGTTGGTTTTTGGGTTGTATTATTTCCATTAACCCTAGATTGGAATTCTAGTGCTCTAGACTGTATTTCAGATTTAATTTGATTTTCAAGTGAATTTAAATCAATATCTTTTCCTATCAGTTTTTTACCTGCATCCGAAAAAAGAAATTGTTGGGCTAACTGTAATAATTGTTCTTCTCCCATTTAAATAGTTTTAGAAAATCTAGATAAATAATTTTTACCTTTTATAAGATTAATTATAGTTTTTAATTGGGAAGCGGCTGCAGGAGCTCCTCCTTTTAATGCTGGTTCTGCCACTAAGGCATCACAAAGTAAATTCATAGTTTCTAATAAAACTTTAAATTGTTTTATAAAACTATCCCCTAAAATTAAAGATTCTCCAGCATTAATTCCTCCTAATTTAATCAAATCACCAGTTAAGGTAACATTTTTTCTAGTACTAATTCCTATATCTTCGTTAGCAGATAGTGATATAACTTTTTGAGAAGATAAAAGAATACTATCAGTTGATGAATTAAATAAAATTCTTCCTGAATTTAATATTATTTGGTTTTGATTATATGAAATGGGATATAATGGGGTTTGTTCTGCAGAAATACCTGAATAGTTTTTGCTGGATACATTTATAAGTATTCTTTGAGTAGAAGTGATATAAATAGAAGATAAATCATTATTTATATTTTCTACTGTAGGTAACCATCCTTCCTCTGAAGAATTAAGTGGTTGGCCATTTCTCATTATAATAATAGGATCACCTTCATTTCCTGTAGTAGACCAATTATTTTGATATATACTGTTAGATTTAATTGTACTTCCTAATCTAATGCTATTCCCAAATCTACCTTCAAATATGTTATCTCCTGTAAAAGGAAGAATGGGATGAGTATTAATTTTTTCAACAAATTTTCCTCCACTATTATTAGTGGAATTTAAATTTATTTCTGTAGAATTATCTGTTACTCTTCGCACATTTCCTCCTTCTAAAGATTTGGGTAAGCATTATGATGAGGATGATTCCATAATGATACTACATTTAAATAATAAAAAATTTTATTATCATTTAAACTATCTAAAGAATTAACATCTGGGAGACTAACTAGAAATACGATTTCATTTTTTAATGGGAAATGTTTAATATTAGCTAATAAGGGTTTAGCTATATTTTTTTCTAATTTCTCACTCTCAGGAGAGAGAATTAATTCATATTTTATAGTTCCAATACCATTCCATTCACCATAATTTTTAAAATTAGGATGAGTTTCATCAAGTATTACATCAATTACACGAGCAGGAATAAATTTATTACCTAACGCTTCAATTTGTCTACTTATAGCATCAATTGAAGTATCTGATTTATATGGTTGGTTAATTCCTGCAAATCCAAATTTACTTCCCATTATTTTTTATCCTTATCAGAATTAATTTTTTCTAATTCTTCCATTAATTGTTGTTTTTCCTCTTCGGTAATTCCCAGCGATTCTTCACCACTACTATTATTCATCGCACGCTGTATGATAGTGGCCATTTTGATTAATTGTTCGTCGTTTTTAACGCCAATTTCTAAATATTCTTTAATGAGGGGGACAATTAAGGTAGCATCTCCTATATCACTAATAAGAGGTTTTAATTCAGCAATTAATCCTGATATTTGTTTTTCTTTGCGTTTTTGGTTATCGTATATTTCGTTTAAAATATCCGAAAATTTCTTTTTACCAAATACTACGTTATCTAAAGATCCCATAATTTTTGTTATAAATATAGGTATAAAAAAAACTTAAAATTTAGCGTATCCGTTTTCAAGATAAAAAACATAATTAGTTTTAAAAATATCGTACAATTGGTTAGATATTTTAGTTATTTTGGGGGTTTTTACATCTATTATTTCTCTGATGTAAATATAAAGTGCTTTCTTATTAAAAATTTCTAAATTTTCTCTATTTCTAAAAATTTCAAGTATTGCATCTGCTACTTGGGCATCATTCTTTTTAGGAAATAATTCAAATATATTTTTAGTACAATGTTCAACATATAAATCTAAATACTTATCTAGTTCGTTTTTAGAATTATCTTCTAAAGTATAAAAATGTGTAGTACCTTCTTTGTCTAATTCACCAATTTCCGTTTTATTTACTTTTTTATTATAATTTTTAGTATTATATAATATAAGCCATCTTTTAACAATAGTTCCAAAATAAGAATATGCTTTAGCTCCTCTGGATGGGTCAAATAAATGAATTTTAGATAAAAGGAAAGTGATTATTTCATGTTGTAGGTGTTCTAATTCCTCTACTTCGGTATGATAAAATTTAAAAGTATGAATTATATTTTGGGTTAATTTAAAAAAGGCATAGTGGATGTGTCTCTCATATATCCTACTTCTTTCTTCAAAATCCTTTGAGTTATTATATAATACAATATAATCTTCAGTTTCTTGAGTAAAATAATTCTTACTTTTTTTGTTTCGTTTTTTTATCATAAAAATTTAGTTTTTGTACTGAGAGAGTATGTTTTGGATTTTCTTAAGTTCGTTGAAAAACCAACCAATTTCGTCATCAGATTTAAAAATTTCTTTTTCGTCTATCTCCTTTATTCTCTTTTCAGAATTTTTAATTATTTCTGAAATTGATGAAATATAGTTTTGTTGAGAGACAATTATATCTTCGGCTTTTTCGTTTTTGACCAGAAGGTTGATGGTCGTGTATCCTAAGATCACGACCATTATTCCTAAAATTATTATAGTTTCTATCATATTACAAATCGTCTAACATATTTTTTAAACCTACGCTAGATAAACTACCTAGAGCTTTAGTTTTTACATTAGTTTTAGTTTTATTATTCAATGTAAAACTCTTCTTTGGCTCCTCCAAATTATCTTGTTTTTTCTCTTTAAATTTAGGCAACCATTCTTTTTCAAATTCCACTCTTGCAGCCAATAAGTCTGCCTGGTGTAAGATATATGGTAGACAAGTTCTAGGTTTTTGTTCGGGCATGAAGTTAAGTAAATACTTCTTATTACCTTCATCATATAACCCATCATGTGTCTGAATAGCTACCATCTCATTAAAAGTATACTGGATACCATGAGACTGGAGTAGAAATAATCCTCTATCGGGAACGGAGGAAAATGGGAGTTGGTTATTAAACATATAATCTTCTCCTAACTTATCTTTTCTCCATTGATCTGTCTGGGGAATATACGATTCATGATTCGCATCACCCATTTTGCCGAGATCATGGTTAATAGCGGAAAACACCAACTCTTCTACCGTAAAAGTTGACATATCTGCATCAAATTCCTCCCATACTGAATGTAACTTAATAGCAGCTTGTACCACTCTATTAACATGCTCTACATACCCTCCAGGAAATGCATTGTGATATTCTTTTTTATGAGCGGCAGGCATCAAAACCAACCTGTCTTCATATTTTTTATAGAATTCCAATAATTTTTCTTTTCTAGGAGAAGAAATATATAGATCAATATTCTTCAAAAATTCATTCCAATTATCTTGGATTTGTTCAGCTGTTAGTTTCATAACCCTTTATATTAATTTAAAATTTATTTACTTCGTTAGGTGATAAAGGTTCGGCCTCTATCATACTTTTCAAGTCTTCAATAACATTTAATCCTTTTTCAATATTTTGAATATAAACTTCTATTGGTTCTTGTGTTTTAACAATACGTTGTAGATTGATTAAAGTAGATTCAAGATATTCTACTTTCTTTTGCATTAAGCTTCGATTTCTCATTTTTATTTTATTTATTTATATTTCCTACCCCCCGGGTTCCATTCCCTCTCCTTCCCTTCTCCTCCCTTTCTCTCATTTCTTTAAATCCCGTGATATAAAGTTAATTAAGAGAGATAGGGGAGTCAAGTTGTCTGTAAAGACTCTTCAACAAGTTTTTTGATTTTAAATAAGTGGCTACACTTTTCGTATTCTTCTCCTTTTTCAAAAAAAGATATAGAGGAATCTAAATTTAATATTAAACCCTCAAAATCATGACATTTTAAAGCATCAATGTGTTGTTGGTTTTCTACATCAATATCTTTAATATAAAAGAATGCTCTATTAAATGTTATAAATTTAGAAGAAGAATCTATATAGTCTTTATCATAATTTGGATCAACACTATCAAGAAACTTTTTAAATTTTATATTAAATACTGTATTGTTTCTGATAATTTTATTGAACATTCCTATCTTAACATAAGGATTATCCATAAAGTTTTCATAAACTTCTATAGTATCCTCATTTTGAAATAAACTAAATATATTATCTTTAGGAATCATTTAAAAGATTGTCATATTTGCAATCATAAATACTGTTAAGTATATTTTTTCCCAATTAATGTAATAATATTTTTAGCTTCCTCCAAATCTACTTGGAAAAATTCTCTTTGATTGCTTATTCTATATTCTTTTAAAACGGTATGTACTTCATTTTCCATCAAAGCCCCATCAAAACATCTAAAAGCCCATTCTACTTTAAAAGGTACTACTACTCCTGTAGAAGATGATATTTGTTTTGCTCTTAACTCTGGAGATAAATTAGTATATCCTATTTTTAAAGCATTAGGAATAGTAGGATTAGAAAGGATATAGATCCATTGATTGCCTTCTCCTCTATTAATGTATATATCATTTCTTTTAGACAAGTAATAAGTAATCTTTTCCCATCCCTTACTAGCCATTTCAAAATTAGGGTGTGGGCTTATAGTATAATACGAAGCTCTATGAATATTTCTATTCACAGTATCATCCTCCAACGGAATATATTTTTCGGCCTGTTCAAGAGTAATTTTTTTCATAAAATTTAAATAGAGGGGGGTTTAACCCCCCTTCTTTTTAATTAGCATACTCTAAAGCCTTAGAAAACATCTTTTTATTTAACTCCAAATCTTGTTGGAAGTTTTTGATTTTTCTAGCACTTCTAGATTTACCTTTAAGTGTTTGATAATCAAAATTTCCTTCAAGAATATTTTCTTGGATTCGATTAAATACTTTCCACAAATCAGTACCCATATCTTGGTTTCTTTGAGGAGTTAAAATAGCTTCAATAGCATTAATATCGTATGTATTTTTGCTATTTTCAACTCTTAGATCCAACAAATCTTTAGCTAAGGATACAATTTGATCTTGTTCCAATTCGGTATTAACCATTTGATTCATTGCCTCTACTGTTAGAGGAAGATTTTCAACCAATTTTTTAATTGTATCTTGCAATTTATCAAAATCATAACCCATGTGACGAACCTTAATTTCATCAAACTGTTCAGTTGAAACAACCAAACCATTCTCACAAATCATTCTAAACAATCCCGCAGTAAACGTAAAGCTATTTTTACCATCGTGTGAGTTAGTTAATAGAATTTGAGGGAAAACGGTATCATTATCAGCACCATTGATAACAACATCAGGATTTCTGAATACAACTAAGTGTTTTTGGTAACCTGCATTTTTACGTGCTTTAACTTCTTTAGCATCTGCAACTCCC